TGCTTGTTGATGGATAATTAATTGGCATGATTATGAATTTTTAATTGTTTGATATAAATATTTAATTTTTATGCTAGTCTATAAGCATTTTTAGTTTGTTGTGTACCAGTTTCTTGTTGTCTTCCAATAACACTACCTAAACGTTCACCATCTACACTAAGTGCAAATTGAGGGGTTGGTGCTGGTTTAGACATAATATTTGCTAAATTATTAATGGCAGCCATTACACCAGCATTAGATTCACTCTTTTTACTACCACCTAAATTAGTACCTGCTACTATAGCATCATCATCATTAAAAGCAGTAATTGATCCTTTTTCTAGTAACATACGTTTACCATAGCCTGTAGCAACCATATCATCCGCTTTATCAAACATACCTGATAAAAGAGCAAATAAAGTTGTAGCTACACCTGCTGCTAATATCCAACCAATAACAGGAATACCGGTTGCTGATTTAGCAGCACCAGCAGCAGCACCAGCAGCATCTGTTGCGGCAATTTTTTTACTTCTACGTAATTCTATTAGTTTAAGTGTATTAATAGTTAATAAACGTGTTATATATAATGAAGCAGCTGCTGCTAGTAAATCTGTGTATTCTAATATAGAGGCAAACATATTTAGTACTTTACCTAAAGGTCCTGCTACTAGATTACCTATAATATCTTGTAGTTTTAACATAGCATCATTAAACTTCTCTTGAACAGATCTTTGTTCTTGTTGCATTTTAAGGTACTGATCTACAGTCATATTTCTACTCTGCATATCCTTAAGCTGCTCTGCATTTAGTTCAGCTGCTTTATCTCCATACTTATTAATAGCTTCTTGTTTTATTAACATTTCAGCCATTTCACTTCTGTTTATTCCAAATGCTTTAGCTAATGATTCTTGAGCAATCACGTTCATATTTTGAAAATCAGCTAATGAACCTACTTGAGATGCTATCTCTTGCATTAAATCAATTTGATTACCTGTTAAAGCAGCTGCTCTTGCTCTTTCAAAGTTAAGTTGTTTACCAGTTATTAATTCTGCTTCAAGTTCATTTTGGATTGAAGATTCCCAATTTAACATCGATTCTCCAATCTTATCTACTTGCTCTAAACTAAGACCTAATTTTTTAGCTTGTATTACTGCTTCAGCTATTGCTTTAGGATTATTTTGGAATTTAACAAGTATACCTGCACTTAATTTACCAATAGTAGAAAGTAATTCTTTATCGCTAATATGAATTTTATTAGTTTGTTGAGCTGAGAAAGCAGCTGAACGAATATTTTTAACATAATCTGTAGAAGACATTCCAACTGCTGCTGAAAATTCATTAAACTTAGCTGCTTCATTACCAGCTAACCCTACTATTTCAGTTAAACGGGAGAATGTTTCTAACTCTTGTTCGCTAAATTTAGCTCCAAATCCTAATTGTTGAGTTAATTCTAGTTGAGCTTTAACTAAGCGTTCTGTATTTATAAATCCATCTTTAGAAAGAGCAACATATTGAGTAAATTCATTTCTCAATTCACGAGCAGATTCTTTGCTTATACCTATACTTTTTCCTAAATCAGTAAGTTGTTTATCTATTTTAAAAGTTGAATTTAAAATAAATGTATATAAACCACCTAAGGTTAATAACTGACCTATTTGAAGTTTATTAGCTATAGATTGAAGAGCATTATTAGCAATAGCTATTTTAGTTGCTTGTATTTCTTGTTTTTGCTGTTCGAGTATTTCTTGATGAGCTTTTTTAGTATCTTCTAGCTGCTTAATATGTGTATTTTGTTCCTTTTGTTTTTCTCTTAATTCTTCAACTAATTTTTTATTTACATCAAGTTCTTTTTTAGCATTGTCAACATTAAGTTTAGCAAGATCTAATTGAGCTTTAGTAACTCGTTGACCAGAGGCTTTAGCTGTGAGGAGGTGCTGATATGCTTGTTCTTGTTGATTTAGTGTATTGCTAAGGCCTGCCTGATCTTGAATTTCTTGTTGTAAAGAGGCTGTTATATTTTGTCTAATATTTATAGAATATTGAATCTCTCTATTTAAATTATCTTGTGCTTTTTGAGATGTAGCTAGATTCTTACTATAGTCGTTTTGTAATTTGTTTAGGGATGATGTTAAATCTAAAAGCGAGGCAGATTTATTTGCTCGCGTTTGTATGCTTTTTTCAATTGTAGTAGAATATTTAGATATTTGTTTAGATATATCTAAAACTTCTTTTTCTTCATTACTTAAATCTCTAACATTTTTAGCTATTTTTTCATACGTACTAGCTAATTCTTTAGCCGCCTTATTTTGTTCTTGAATAAGTTCTAATCGCTGTTGTTCTTGTTCTGGTGTTAGAGCCATATAGCAGTATTACGCCGTATAAATATTAAAAGCGCCTATTTTTTGGGCGCTTTAGCAACATAATTAGGTGATGGGGCTATATTTGGTCGTGATATGTCTTTACTACCTGTTTTATTTTTAAGCATATTATTTTGTTTTTCTATAGTCTCGTTTTCTTTATCATAGTGCTCTTTCATTAAGTTAAACGTAGTTTTACGTAACCATAAAGGCATATGATATACTGTTTCCCAGTCATATCCACCGTTTCCATGAAATACTATTTCATGGATTTGTTTAAATAAGTAAGGTCTATACTCAGGCGTCAGGCCAAAAAAAGTTAAGAGAAATCGGAATATCTATACCCTCCCCTGTATAGTTTTCATCTTCTGGGGTGTATTTTAGATTAATATCTGGGGTTACTTTATTGTAGTGTTCACGGAATGCTCTAGCATCAACTGCAAGCATATAATTGTCAATAAAGTCACGAATTGTTTTTTGATCACGATCTCCATTAATTGAAGTAATCATATGTTTTAAACGGGTAGTAACATCAAATGATCCATTTGGATTTACTTTTTGTAAGCCTTTAACTTCAGTTTCAATTTTCTTTTCATCACCGTGTGTTAACAACTTAAAAGTTAATAAAGTCCCAGTTTTAGGAGTAGTAAATGCAAATTCGTTTACACCTGCTGTAAATAGCGATTTATCCATTACTTTTTCATCTAATTTAGATAAATCAATAGTGGTATTAATTTCTTTACCACGCTCGTCTGTATATTTAAATGAATATTCAGCACCGTATCCTAAAATACGTGCTGCAATTAATATTGCGTTTTTATCACCAATTAATAAATCATCATAGTTGATTGGGGTAATAATCAATGATTGTAATAATTTATCAATAACAGTACCATTTTTAATAAAGTTGACGTTAGTAAGGATATCTTCTTCCTTAGCTGTCATATACTTCATTTCAATATGTCCACTTGATAGTGGTGATTCTTTAGGGTATAGTAAGCCTTTAGAAGGCAACATAACTTTTTCTGTCGGTAACTTTAATTCAGCCATAAACTAATTTTATTTGTGTGTATATAAATATATAAGATTTTAAGAAAACTATGGAAGATAAGGATTAGTTGCACTATATGTTTGTGTATATTTAGTTGCTCCTTGGCCTTGTATTGGGTTAAATCCATTAACAGAACCTACTTTTTTAGCTGTAATAGGATATACTGTTGGATCTTTTAATTTATTATAAGGTATACCACCATTTACCCCTGGTCTTTCTGTGTCTAAATTAGTTGCATCAAATATATCAAATGTATCATCTCCACTCATTCTTTTTAAAAGAAAACTACCATTATCTCTTATATTAGTTAAATATGTGTTAGTAGGTACATAACTTTGATTAAAATTTTGTGGTGGACCTGGATTAGCTTGATTAGTAGGAGTACCACTAACTGTATCTGGATATGTAGTAATTGTATCTAATGTATTAATAATTCCACCAGGTCCTGGATTTTCTAAATCTAGATATGTTTGGCTAAAGGATTGGGATAAAAATAATGGCATATTTAAAATATTAATTACACATATAAATATGTAAGAAAAGCGCCTGTTTTATGACAAGCGCTTTTAAGAATAGAAATATGAAGAGTGATTAGAAGTTCAATACACAGTAGTCCATAGCTACTGTTATAGATAAGCTAATAGCTGTATCTGCGCTCCAATCATAGTCACCAAAGGTAGCTGATTTACAATAAGCACCTTTGATAATCCACTCACCTACGATATCGCCTACTGGGCCTAAGATATCTAAAGTTAACTCTTTTTTATAAAAGTCGGAGTAACCATCACGACCAGTTACTGATTCGTGTGCTAAACGAGCCCATTCCATTACAGCTTGTGCGCCTGATGGAGTTACTGGATCGTACAATTCTAAAGTCATATCGTTCCATTTAACTTTACCTTTAACTTTACGATAAACGTTAATATGATCTAATATAATTTCACCTGCGTCAAATCCAGGAGCGGCGGCTTTTTTAATTAAGTAAGCTGGAATACCATCAATATACATGATAAAGCGATTCTGAACTTTTGGTTCAAACGCTGTAAACATGATTTCGTTAGGGTTTAATACTGGCATTTTTTATAGTTGTTTAATTGCTATTAATAAATATTAACTGGCTAAGTTTTTTAGGCAGGAAACTCAGCACCAGTTGGAGTTAAGTTAAAGTTCAAGATGATAAATTCAGCAGTTTTAGTTGGTTGGATGAAGATCTGACCTACTAATTGATTACGATCGATTACATCAGGGGTGTTGTTTGTATCATCCATTACTACTCTGTAAGCGAATAAACCTTGTTGTTGAGTTACTTGTTCAAGATATGGGTTTACTTGGCTTAAAAATGTATTACGAGTAACAGTTGTATTTTGTTCGAATACTAAGTTACGAGCAACACCACCAATAAAGTCTTTTAATGCAATTAATAAACGACGAACGTTTACGCGATCAAGAGCTGTTGGTTTACGTTGTAATGTTTTCTGACCCCAAACACATACTCCAGTACCTGGGAATGTAGCTAATGGGTTAACATTACCTGTATATAATGTATCACGATTTGATTGAGATAATCTAATTGCTGCTCTTACTACGGAAGGAATACCACCACGATTTAAACCAGCTGGTGCAAACCATTCTTTACCTACTTGGTCGTTAAATGCTAATACACCACCTACTACTGTTGATGGAGGACACCATACTACTTTTCCTAAGTTAGTACTAAATAATTGTACCCATGGGAAATATGTTGCAGCATAATTACTAGAGGCGCCTGAAGCATTTTCAACAGCAGCATTAACTGAAGTACTATAAACACCATTATCTATAATTGCAATAGCATCACCGCGTCCTTCAACACAAGCAATCATATTATCAGCAGAGGCACCACTTAATGTAACACCTGGAGCTAATAATACATTAAATCTATATTCATCTTTATTTGATAATAATGTAAAGGCACGATTATAATCATCTGTAGTAAATCCTTGGATATTAGCTGCAGTTGTATATTCGT